ACATTTGCATTTGCCTAGTATCATTTAATATACGAGCATTTTCAGCATCAAGCTTGGCTCTTCTGCTTTGCTCAATGGCTCTAGCTACTATTTGTCCTTGTTGCAAGCCTTGTTGTATGCCTCTATTTATAGCATCTATTTGTTCAGTACCTGTTGGTCCAAATTTTGTTGTTAATGTAGGATCAAACGACCCAAAACCTCTTGGTTGTGCCATATTTATAATTTAATTTATTATTATTACCCAAGTTTTCCAGCTATTGCAGAGCCTGCCCCAGTCGCTGCTGATGATAAGCCTTCTAAAAACATACTTCTTTGCCTTTCATTAGCTGCTCTTGCTTGTCCCGCTTCTGCTTGTCGTTGTCCCATAAGAGATGCTAATCTATTATATTGGGCCATATTTACATTCATATCACCTTGTCTACCTAGTTTATCAGCTTCAAAAGCAGTTTGAGCAGCAAATTGTGCGGCTTGATTTTCTATTTGTGCATTAGCTAAACTAAGTTGGTTAGCTGCACCAAATTCATCTCTTGCAAATTGATTTAAAGCATTTGTATTAAACTGATTCATTTGGGCCTCTGTACTAAATTGTTGTAATGCAAATTGATTAGCAGCTTGTGCATTAAATCTAGCGGCATTGTTTAAAGCATTTGCTTCAAAAGCGGCTGCTTGGTTCATAGCATTTGCGGTAAATTGTGCGGCAGCATTTTTTTGCCCAACATTAAATTGTTGTTGGCCTAAGTCAAATTGCGAAGCTAAATTTTGTTGACCAAGTTGTTCTCTTTGCAATTGCATTTCGCCCTGTGCTCTTCTAATTTCATTATCTTTTACTTGCTTATCTATATCAGCAGCTATACCTGCTTTTGACTTAGCAGCTTGTGCGGCTAAAGCTGTAGCCCCTCCTGCTCCTGTACCTGCTTGTGCGGCAAGATCCAAAGATGAAGCAAGTGATTGATCTGCTTCTTGTGCTGCCATTTCAGCTGCAGCTGTAGATACCTGCAAATTACGCATTTCATTAGTAAGCCCAGTGTCTTCACCTCTTAAAAGTCCCGCAACATTTGTTTGATCGGCACTATATCCTTGAGCTTCATAACCAACAGCCTGCATAGATTGTGGCTCACCTAATTGTGGCAAACCCATTTGTGCAGCAGCCGCCAGCTTAGAAGCCTCGGCAGATGTAGGTTCATAAGTTTGACCAGTCATCCCTTCAAAAGCGTTTTTAAATTTGAAGTTCATAACCTTTTTTTCTATTGCCCTTTGCCTTGCTTGAGCTCTTTTCATTTCTCTTTTTTTACGCCTCCTTCCAAAAAGAGAGCCAATACCTTTTATTAAGCCTCCTGCGGCACCTGCAATACCCGCTGCTAATAAAGCAGAACCATATATTAAATTAGGTTCATTTGTTAGTTCTATAATTGTCATATTCTTCTTTTGTTAAGCAATAGTTATATTCTTCTAATTTATCTAAATTTGTGTATTCAAAAGGGTTTTTAAATACGTTTTGAAATATACTGTTTTCATGAGCATAAATTACTCTTTGTGTACCTTTTTTTGAAAACCCTATATAAGGAGCTTCATATTCTGTTTTACCACTTGATGTAGCAATTGTTATATATCCTTCTAATAAAAACCAAACGTGATCTCTTTTATGAATAGCGCCCACTATATAAGCCCCTTCTTTTAAAAGCATTCGACGTAAATATATTCCAGGAGCAAACTCATGTTGTATTTTAGCGATGTTTTTACCATCTCTTACTAGTTTACCGTTATTATGAACTAAATTATCATTATTATTAATTGAATATATATTAGTTAATAATGTATTTACTTTTTTATGAAATGGATTAGATAGTTTATTTTTAATTAATTTGATTAGATTCATTATATTTATTTAATTACTTGAATTCACAGCTTCTGAATTTACAGCAAATAACTCTGCTTTATTTGAAGCATTTGATGATGATAATTTTATTCTAACTTTCATAAATGTACCCTTAACACCCGCAACTAGTTTCGTTGCGTCTGCAACCACATTCCCGCTTTGTACTTTGTACGTTGTCTGTTGTGACACTATTGGGGCGAAGTATTTTCCTTCTTTTTCCTGAAATGGAAACGTTATTATTGTGCTCATTATGCATTTTGTGTTATATTTATTGTATGTGAACTTACTCCCGTAACTCTTGTATTATATTTTTCAACTACAACTGTACCTGTTCTTTGAGATCCCGTTGTATTATCAGCAACATTAATTGTAAAAGGATAATTACCTCCATATATATTAATATCGTCAGGATCAACTATAATAACATTTGAACTTGTTGGTGTTATAGCTGTTCCTTGTGTTGTAGCGGAAGCTAAATATATCCAATTTTGATTAGGTGTTGCTTTAATAACTATATTAGCTTTTTCACTAGCTATATCGCCTATAACTAAATTATTATTACCACTTGCGCTAAAAGTATGAGAACTAGTTATAGTTCCCATAGCAGCTGTTACCTCACCTGATCCCGTTATTGTTGCGGTGGCAGTAGTATTTTCATATATTTTAGGTAATACAATTTGAGCTTCATAATATTCTTGTGTGTAAGTTGTTAAAAAAGCTGAAGTTTCTATAATTGTTGTATCTTCTACATTATAAGTAACAGCATAAGAACTTGGTAACATTACTTTTGTTGTACCTGTTACAGGTATGCGAAGATTTGCAGTTCTAAAAAAAGCATCCGCATAAGGGCTAATTGTATAAGCTGAAGATCCTTGTGGAATAGTTAAAGCACCAACCGATGGATTTGCCCAAGTTAAATTATATAAAGCTATGGCAGACCCTGAAAAAGTCATATTTTCAGTTATAGGACTAGTCGGTAATGTAACCGGCACATTATATGTTATTGTATCTTGTAATCTTGTATATGGCAAAGGAGTAGTTATAATATTACCTCCCATACCTGAATGATTGCTACAATAATAATATAAAATACTAGGTGTTGTACTAGTAACAACTATTTGTGTTTGAGTACTGGTTGTTGTAACACCGGTTGTATATTCTGTACCTCCACCATGAGTCCCATCTGCTGTTGTGCTAAGTCTTAATGGATGTCCACTATTAGAGCTATCACTTCTATCAAATATATAAGTTTTACCTATAGTAAGTGCAATATTATTTTGTCTTATGCCATCTAAAGTATATTTATTGCCTGCACTATAATTTACAACTTTAACAATTATAGTTTCAGTACCAGATATAGCAGACGCATTAAAAGAAGATAAAGCCCCTGTTCCTATTGAAATATTATAAGGTTCTATAAAATGAGTACTTACAGGAAAAACCACTATATCTTGTGATGTAGATCCCGAAACTAATTCTATAAGAGTAGGACTTACAGATGCATTTGAAACAGAATCACTAACAGTTATACTAAGAAGTGCTACGGTAAATGCAAGAGATGCACCTGTGCCTCCTACAGCTAATTCAATATTTTGATTTCCATTAACAACAGTATAAACAATATTAAAAACTAATTTACCATCAACAATAGATGTTGGATTTACTATATTAACCGTTTCAGAACCTGAATAAGTTAAAGTAACATCAGATGCAGAAGTAAATTTAAAATCTGCGTTTTTAGGCTCTACAAATACAGCCCATGTAACAGTTTCATTTGTTTTTGCTCTAGCTAATCTTTCCCCTGTTATTAAAGTATTAGCACCTACAGTTGTATTAGCTCTAGTAATTTTTAATGAAACATCAAAACAGTCTACAGTTGTAGGTAAATTTCCAATATCATTTAAATCTGTTTGTAAAAAATCTAATTCCCAGCCCGAAGTTCCTTCATAACTTATATTATTAAATGTTTTTACAAGAGAGGGACTATCATTTAATATAGGCTCAACATAAGATTCTGCGGATGCTGCTCCATAAAAGCTATTTCTATTTACAGAGGTAGCATTATGCTCGTAAAGTTTACCAGAATTAAATGTATAATATTTATTATTTAAAGTTAAACCATTTTCTTGTTTAAAGGATTTGAAACTAGGCCAACCTTTAGCATTTTCATCAAATGATACTGTAAAATAACCATCTGATGCAGTAGCAACATTTGTATCTGTTTCACCGTCATAACATTCGCCTATAATTGTTAAATTATATAAGCCATGATATTCATCATAAGAGCCAATAACTTCTTTAGATTTACTTAATGCATCCCTAAAAAAATCACTCATACCTGAACTAGATATTTCAACAATACCGTTTTGTGATAATCTTAATACAGCACCTCTATTTTTATCAGTAAAATATCTTGCATAACCATAAGATGCAAAAGATTGAGGATCTTTTGAAATACCAAAATCACCCGCATATGGGGCTATAGTACCTAAAAATTGAGTATTACTAGTAACAGGTATGGCTCCGCCTTCTGCTGAATATATAAAATCTTTATTTATAGGTGATCTAGATAATTTATCTTCTTGAAATATTACTATTTGAGTATCATCAGCATAAAGCTTTTGTATAGAGCCATCTTGTGGGTCTAATGAAATAGTTAAACCCCCTTCAGCTTCATTAAATTGATTTATATAATTAACATTTGTTCTTGAATTAAATAAACCACTAGAATGTATAAGTGTATTAAATCTTCTTTCTTCTGCAAAATTTTCTTTTACAACATATGCTCTAACACCTACATCAAAAGCTTTTTCATTAAAACCAGCTCTTAATCTATTTATTTCAATATGAGTACCTGAAGTAAAATTTAATAAATAACAATTAAAAAATCTTACATCAATAGTAGCACCCGCATTATCTAAAGCTGATATTAAACCTCCAGTTGAGGTTTCAAAAAATATATCTAAATCAGATTCAACAGGCTCTGTTTCATAAACTGAAACGCCTGAAGATATAGAAGCCCCAGCATCAGTTACAGTTGGAACATTAGCTGTACCTGCAGGATTATTAATAGACTGCACTTTTGTTAAACTAGATGTAGTTTGGTTAGCCCCATTTAAAATCTTAGGGTATACAGAAACTTCGCATGGTGATATTGTATTACCTGTGCTTGGTGGTATTACAGCTGTTTGATCTCTAGGTATTTTATTTATACTATCTCCTAATCTAGCAATAACATTTGCACTACTAACAACTGAAATCCAATTATAATACTCTTGTTCTCTTTGTTTTACAACTATTCTATATGAATAAGCCCAATCTAATGATTTTAAAGTTGCTACAGCCGCTGCAGAAAAAGATACTCTTAATGCATTAAATACATTAGTGCTATTTACATCACCGGATGCCGCATCTATAAATACCGTATCGTTTCCAGTAGAAGATAATATTACAGGTGATTGTCTACCAAATTTATCTGCTAATACAATGCCAACCTGATAGGTACGCCTAGATTTTACAGACATAGATGTATCTAATGTAGCATATCTAGCAGAAGTTTCGCCTGTTCTTGAAACACTAAATGAAATATCTGGTATATCAAAATTTTGTAAAAAATTTCCATATACAAGTCTACCACCTGCTAATTCTTGAGATTTAGCTTTTTTAGGAACAGCATCAGATACTCTTGTTAATTGATCTGCTGGTAATGTTTTAAATGGATCTTGTGATTTATAAAAAAAGTTTACAGAAGACTCTGTAGTAACTGTTTTTTCTTCTACAACATATAATGTTGATGATCCGGTTTCTTTATATATTAATTCTACACCTGTAATATCATATCCTGTTGGTATAGGAACAGATAATTGAACAGATTTAACTGCGTTCACAAAAGTTTCAATTTCACCAAAATCTGATATTGTACTAGTATTAATAGCATCAGAATTTCCTAATCTTGAAAAACATATAGGTGTAAAAGGAGCCAATACACTATATTCTCCATCATCAAATTGATAACGATAAGAAAATCTTACAAGTTTATTTTCTAAAAAATTAGATGTAATTATAGTGCCAGCTTCATCTAAATTAGATAAAGATAATATATCAGCAGCTTCATATGGTGCAAATTTAGCAACAGATATAATATTATCTATATTTGAAGCTACATTATAATGACCTATTTCGTTTCTAGCAGTATCTACATTTATTTTTCTAGGAGGATTTCTATCATCTGTAAAAAATAATAATGTATCAACTAAATTAACTCCTGTAATAGGAAATTCAGTATGAAAATTTAAAGAATTAGCATTAACTAAAACAATTGATTTATTTGCTTTTTGATCATATTCAATTATTTGGTTTTGTTTTAAACTATCATTAGAATGATCATAGCTATCGTTATTAGTAACAAAATAATATATTTTTTCATTACCATTATCACGTAAACTACCAATAACTTTAGCATTAGTTATACCTGTAGTTACTATTTCTTTATTACCTAAAAGATTTTCTATAGCACCCATGTCAGAGCCTTCAGACTTACTAACATTTATATTTAATGCCTCACGATATTCTCCTGGTGTAACAAGTCGATCATCTTTATCTCGATTCATTCGACTTGCACTAAATAGCCTTTTTATTTCTGGCATATGTTAATGTTTAATCCACTTAGATTTACCTCTTAATACTTGTGCAATTTCTTTAACTTTCATATTAGAAAGTCTTATTTTTGCATTTCTCATTTTAGCAGCAGCTTCTTTTTTATATAAAGGAGCAGCTCCCGCGGCAGTTGGCCTTAACTTAGATATATTATATAATATTGTAGAATATATTGCATCTTCAGCTAATTTAGGTACTAATACATTTGTAAAATCACCATTATCACCTAAACCATCAGATATATATTTTAATACTATTAAATCACCTTCTGTAAAATATGAATCAAAATATATTTTTCCTGCTTCTAAATCTAATACATATGTACCATTTATATTAGTTTTTTGAGGATCTAAACCATATCTTCTACCATATCCACTTAAATCAGAATCATCATAATAACCATCATAATAATTTTCATAATCTTTTTCAGGTAATATATTTGAACTATCTTTAAATCTTTTCAATGTATCCGATGTTTCTTTAAATATCAAATTACCCTCTTGATCATATAAATATTTAAAATCTTGATCTTGTGCAACAGCTTTTGTTGCTTTTGTAAATTTATTATTTTGTATTGGTTTTAAAGAACCATTTTTATCAACACAGGATAAATCTACATAATTAACGTAGTCCGAAGGTAAAGATATTTGTAATGTACTACTTAATTCTATTTCAATAGCTTTTTCAGCGTGAAACACATCATAACTAAATTCTTGTACAGCGCGCTGGGCCCAGAAAGCTACATCATATCTTGGTATTTTTGGTAATACTTTACCATCACCAGTATATCCTACAATAAAATTATTTATTATATCATTGAGATTAACTCTACTATAATATCCTGGTATTGCAGTTCCTGTACCACCATCTAATGCAGAATAATTATCTACGTCTAAAGGTTTTCTTGATATTGCCATTATTGTTCAGTTGCTTGTAGTTGTTGTTCTTTACCTTGTGCAAATCCTGCTATATCAGCTTGCTTTATAACAACGCCTGCATAAGAAAGAATTTTTATAATTAAATTATTTTCTTCAGATGCGTGTAATTTAAAATCATAAGATTTTGCTATTGCATCATAGCTATCTGTAGCAGGGTCAAATGCAGTGCTATCATATATAGGTTCATTTGGAACGCCTGCTGCTATTTGTGAAGCTGTTGGCATTGCATATCCCCATTTAGGATTAAAAGGTTTTTTAAGATAATCAATAGTAACTCCTGATGTTATAGTTGAAGGATATAATCTTATTCCCCCTTCAACTAAAGCATAAACAGGTTGTGTTTTTACAGGATATGTTAATGGTGATAAAGTAATAAATTTTAAATCTTGATGAGAAATTAAATCTGCAACAATATTATCAACATTAACAACTCCTAATTTATAAAAGTCTGTAGGGAAAGTAAATGTAGTTCCTGTTTGACTAAGCGTAGCATTTTTATAAAATACATTTATTTTTTCAGAATTTGTTAATATAGGATCTGAAAAATCTGTTTTTATTTCAATAGTAGCCTCATAAGCAGCTTGCTTATTAAAATAACTTTCAAATATTTCATTTTGTGCTAAAGCCGCAAGTTTATTAAATTCTTCCGGTGTTATATAGCCTCTGTTATCTTTATTAATTATAACAAGAACAGTTTTATATACGTCGTTTATATTTACAGCCATTTATATTGTTTTAATTAGTTGATATAAGGCTGATTTCTCGCCTTATATCATTTGTATTACGACAATTTTTTCGTAATAGATTTCATTAAATCTACGCCTTCATCAGTTTTAAAATATTGTGCTAGCGCTCCATATGGATTTTGATCGAATGGTACTTGCATTATTTTTTTACCGTTAGCAAATCTAAATACAGTATTTTCATCTGTTAATTCAATAATTCCTTTTTCAACAGCTCTGTTTGCTAAATTTCGTAATTTAATATCATCATCGTTGGATATTTCTATAAAAAGTTCCGGGTCTTTTCTAGCAAATAAATAAGCATCTCTTTTTAATTCTTTAGTACTCATATTTACTACAGCTGATCCTAATTCAGTTCTCATTATAGCTTCTAAATGTTCTATATCTAATGTTTTAACTAAATTCAAAGCTTCTAATTCAAACTCAATATTATCAACTTCGTCCATTGCATTTGCTTCTTCATCAACTTCTTGCCATATTTCACCAGCCTTAGGATGATATAATGATAAAAGTTTTTGTAAAGCTTGTTGATGCTTAGGAACTTCTAATACTCCATCTAAAAAAATTACGTGAGCTAATGTAGCATTACCTTTTTGTTCATCAACAAATAAAGATTTTTGATTGCTAGCGTATCTTAATTCTCTTTGCTCATTTAATTCTTCATCAAACCATAATAATGGTTTTCTTGCAGTATGTTTAGATTGTATTGTCCAACTAAGAGGTGCTTTACCTCCTGTTAAAATATATGTTCTATCTTTTATTTGCCAATTTTTTTCAATTTTTGGCACTCTAACTTTTGTTTCCATAATATAATATAATATAATTGTTAATAAGAATTACCCCCGATAAAACACGGGGGCAAAACTTATATAAATACTAAGCGTCTTTAAATAATACGAAATTATTTGCGCCCTGAACGATTAAACATCTTTCAGATAAATAGTGCATTCTCATCTCATCAATTGGAGAACTAGATGGTCCACCAACAGATCCAGTAACCCAAGACTTCATTTTTCTGTTTTCAGTCTCAGAAGCTCTGTATCTAATGTGTAAGAATGGTCTCTTGATATTTTGACCAAGGACTTGATCGTAAACTGTAGAAGTACCAGCAGGTACTAATACACCTTCGATGTCACCAAAACCTCCTCTTGTAGAGAAGTCATTTAGATATTTCCAGTCTGTTTTGTAGAAGTCATAAGAACCTCTTCTATAGCCTGTAAATCCTAAATTTAACGCCATATCTTCGCTATTGTTAAATACTCCAAAAGATGTACCTCCAGAATATCCACCATTTTGTTGTGCGAGAATATCGTCAATTTCTAAAGAAAGATTTCTATCTAAGAAAAGCATATTTTCTTCAATAGCACCTTGCTTATCTAGTTGAACTAATACAGCATCAAAATCAGTTAACGCACCACCACCAGCAGCTTGTGCACCAAATCCTGAATATACATTTCCTCTTGCTTCAATAGCCTCAAAGAAACCTTCAGTACCTTTAGCAGTCGCTGTAAGTGCAGAATCATAAAAATTCAAAGTAGCTCCAGTGTTTAGTTGCTTAACACCTTCAACCATTGACATTTCAAGATAATCTTCAAATCTTAATCTGTTTTCATGCTCTGATTTTAAATACCATAAATATCCGCTAGCTCCATTTTCAGAAGTAACTTCAATCCAGCCAATCTGCGCAGTGTCAGAACCATTAATTGAATAATGCTCTTTTAAGATTACAGGGCTGTTGGTAAATGTTGCATAGCTAGGATCTAGCTTTTCAGTAAAGTTAGAAGATCCTTTTGCAAATTCAGAACCATAAGCAAGTGCAGTAAATCTTTGTGCATTTGTAATAGCAGGAACACCACCATAAGCTTTGACTTGGAAGTATTGTCCACTAACATTAGTAACAATACCTTTAATCATAGCACCAGTTCCTCCAATTGCAGATGTTGCACTTGTTTGAGCTTGAATCATAACTGTTTGACCTTTCTTAAAGTTAACAGCTGTTGTACCCTGTGAAGTAATACCTAAGCTAGTTGGTTGAGCTGTTGGTACAAAAAAGTTTCCAACACTACCACCTGTAGTTACTGCAGAAGCAGTTCCAGGAGTAGTACCACTAGTAGGCATAGTTCCAGAGTTACTTAAATAAACGATATTCGCATATCTTGTATGCAATCTACCTTGCTCAGTCCAAATAATTTGATCTGAAGTAGATGGCATTTCCGCAGATACCATACGTAAGAAAGAGCCAATAGATCTGTTTCCATATCTCTCAACTTCTTGCTCGTATACATCTGGTAAAAACTGCTGAGCCCACATATTAAATGAGCTGTCAGTAAAATCAATATAGTTTCCTGCATATAATGCTTTCGTTTGAGTCGGTTGTAAAGCCGCAGGAATTCCACTTGTAAAAGCCATTTGTAAAAATTTTAAAAATTAAGTTATTTATTCCATTTTATGCGCAATTTATTTGAAGACTCAGATGGAACAACCCTAACTGGCGCATTTGAATAATTGCCAGCAGCAGAAGCATCTGCTCGTGGGCTCATATCAATATTTTTAGATTCTTTTATAGATTGCTTTAAAGCGTCGGCACGGCCTTGCTCATAAAAGTGATTTGCTATTTTATCTGCATTTTGTGCTGCAAATAAAGCTCTATGATAACCATAAGGATTACGCATATCACCATTTGTATCTAAATATTGGCTAAAAACATTGCTAAGATCTGACTGAAAATCTCTTACTTTATTTTTGTTTTCAACTTTATATCTATATTTATTATCCCCGACTTTGAAATCAAAACCTTTGAACTCTTCATCAAAAACCTTGTTAGTTTTAGATATAAAACTTTTTTTATTTTTTTCAGTTATCTCTTCATTTTTAATTGCTTGATTATAAAAGTCATAAGCTTTTTTATATTCATCAGGTACTTCTTGCTTTTTTCTTAACTTAAGATCAGCATAGTATTTTTCCTTTGAATCTTTAAAATACTTTTGAGCTTTATATAATTCTTCTTTAAAAGCTAATTGTTTAGCTTTAATATCACCTGGCTCATCTTCATCTTCAGAATATTGAAATTCTTTTTGCATAAGAAAAGACAGGTCCTCGTTATTTAAATGAGGTTTTGTTGTTTTATAATACTCATATACTAATGCAGTTGCGTCCATTGTAGAATAGTCTTTATTAAGATTAACATAATCTTCTAAAGATCCTCCTGTTTCGTCCATAAACTGCATAAGTTTATTTATATCTTCTGGAAGTTCTTGTGTTTTATCTTCCGAAAGTATTTCTTTTTGTTCCTCTGCGGGCTCGGTATCTTCAACGCTTGAATCCACTCGTGCCTCGTCAGAACTATCTTTTTCATCTGTAACTAATTCTATAGGTGAATTTATTTCTTCCCCCTGTTTTTCTTCGTTACTTTTATTTTCTTCTTCTTGTTTATTTTCTCCGGTAGGCTCTTCAGACTTTTCTTTGTTTTCTTTTTGAACCTCTTCGCTAGTTTCGGATCCGTCGCGTACAGATACCTCATTTGTGCTTTGCTCTTGAACGGCATCTTCTTTTTGTTTTGGTGGTTTATCTAAATTAACTTTGTAAACACCATCTGACTGTAATCCGTATTCAGGGTTTACATCTCCTTCTTTAATAGCAGCGTCTAAAACAGCTGCTTCTTTTTGTGCGGGTGAAGTTTCAACTTTTTCTTCTACCGCTTTAACTTCGACTTTTTCTTCCATAATATAAAATAAAATAATTAAAATAATTTATCTAGGTTCAAACCTAGACATTTCAATTCCACCTAACACATCATTACCTTTTGATTCAAAAGATTTCTTTGGTTTATTTATTTTAGGCGGGCCAGATATATCTTTTGATTTATCCGCTAATTCTTTTTGAGCTTTAATTTCCATTTCTTTTAATTGAACATTTAAATCAAACTCAAATTGCATTAATTCTTTTTTTGTTCTTGCTTCTATTTCAAGCTTTTTAATATCTAATTCATTTTTAGATGTTGATATTTGAATTGTTGATTCTGCTTCAATTTGAGCTGCCTGAGCTTTAGCTTGTTCTATTTGTATTTGTGCTTGCCCCTGTGCCTCAGCTTGTGCAACAGAAGCCGCCTGCGCTTGTGCTTGATCAGCTTGCTGTTTTTTAACTCTTCTAAATTTTAATAATTGATTTGCAAGTTTTATATTCCTTACTTGTCTAATATCAATTGCATCTTCTAAAAATATACTTTGCTGGCTTAATGCCATTTGTATATTTGTTTCTAAAATATTTTTTTCTTCTTCATCAGGCTCTAAATCTAAAAATATACCAAAATCGTGTAATCTTAAATTTTTCATTTCTTTTAACGAACCAACAGAAAAATGTCCTATAGAAGATATAAATGCATCTCTTGTAGGGTGAAACTCTAATACGTCTTTAAATCTTAAAGAAATACATTCTGCTAAAGATTTAGTAATACTCATGCTAGAATCTAATATATGTCTAGTTGCTACATTGCTGTTAGCTGCAGCCATTTTTTGAACACCCACTAAAGCTTTAGGATCTGGGTCAGAGCCATCTCTTGCTTCATTTAATCCAGTAATATCACGTATCATTTGAAGATATTGATTATATGCGCCTATCAATAATTGTACTTGATTACCGCCACCACCTGGTAATTCTTGAATAGGTATTTTACCTGGATTAGGATCGCCCTCAACTGTTAAAGATCTACCAATAATAGATCCCGTTTGAAAATACATATTTAATGCTTCTTGTGGATTATAGCTTGTTCCATTACCTAAATCAATTTCGGCTAGTCCGTCGGCATCAACATATACACCTGAAGGTGTCATTCTTTGTATTGCTTGTTGTAATTTTAAATGAGTTAATTGAATTAAATCAGCATAAGGTGTCATTTTAGATACTAAAGAATTTATTTTTCCTTTATATAATCTAGGAGCAGCAACAATATAATTCATTAATACTTTATTAATATTAGAATTAGGTCTAACCATATTAGTAGCTTTTTTCCAACGTAATAATATTGAAGCTCCTAATATATAAACTCCTTCATATAAAACCTCTTGAGCTTTTGCAACTCTTTTAAATCTTGTTCTTTTATCTTTTGGCGGATTAAATGAATCGTCTTTTTTTATTATTTTTTCAGCGCCAGATAAAGTTTCTTTTACTTTATAAACATTATTTTCCCAAGATTTCCAATTAAAATATAATACACTTACAACATTATTATCTTTTGATTCTTCATTAGAATAATTCATATTATAAGTTGACCAGCTTGTACTTTTTTTAGCAAGCTCATCCATCGCCTCATTTGTTATTTCTGGAAATTCTTTTTTAAGTTGATTTACTTTTATTGTTTTTATTTCACCAAAATAATAACAGTCATTAAAATTTGGATCTTCTGTATATGACCAAACTAAATTAGCGGGATCTACATAATCTAATTTAATACCATCTGTATTATTAAATGAATGTTTTACTGCTCCTATTCCTAATACAGCTAAATCATAATCTAATCTAGGTTTTAAATTATTATATTCATTAATAGTAAAAATATTATTTATAGCTTGCTCTTCTGCAATTTCAATACCTTGTTTATAATTTAATTGCATAAAAAGTTCTAATTCTTCAGAGCTAGATGGCAATTTTTGTTTTTCAACATTTCTAACATCTACACCTAATTTATTTTCAACAGCATCTAACATAGCGGCAGCATTCATATCTCTTTGTATAGCCTCTACATAATTTGTTCTTTTTTCTGTTGAAAGAGTATCTTCTCCTATAGCTCTTATAGAATACAATCTATCCTGCATACCATTTACAACAATATCTACAAACTTAGGTATAATAGGCACCGGTTTCCAATCTAAGTTTAAATATGATAAATCACCATTGATAGCAAATTCATCTTTATATTTTCTTATAGATTGATCACCTCTTGCATATAATCTTAGACGATGAAACTCATCTCTAGTTGAATAATACCTCCCCTGAGATCCGTTGCCTTTATTAAACCACTCTTGTTCAATAGCTTTAGCAACTTTATCGCCATATTCTATAGATTTTTTTTCTTCGTCAGATACCGCTTGACTAGGAAAATCATATCCTGTTGACTTATATTTTGCCATATTTATTTTATTAATTCACTTTGAATACCGTCATTCTTATATTTAGAGAAACCAAAGTCGATATTTAATTTTGTTTTTTGTTGTGCTGGTCTATACAAATGTTTTCTACAGGCCATTATAGCAAGGCCACTACTTATAGATGCATCATGAGCTGTACGTTTTGATATATCAAACTTAGCCCAATCTTCTAAAGTTTTTTGAAAATGCATATTACCATAATTTTCGTTTTGTTTTCCAACATGCTCTTCTATATATGATTCAATAGCTGCTGCATGCGCTTGTCTTATATCTTCCGATGTATTAGGTATACCACCTAATTCAAGTTCTGTTTTAGATAAATTACCTTTTAATTTGTCAGGACGATTCATTGAAAATCCTCTATAACCTCTTCTTTTTAAATGATATAATAGTCTTGGTTTATTATTTTCTGCAAGTATTGGCATACCATAAAAAACTAAAGCCATTAAAACTTCTTCAAAAAATATTTCTGCAGTTTGAGGTCTTGCAATATATTCTAAAAAAAATTTTGTAGGTGGAACACCAGGAGTCATTGAAAATGTTGTTAACCCGTGTAAAGCACCATTTGAACCTTGTCCTCCAACTGTTCCTGATATATCATATGAATCACAACCAAAAGCACCTAAATCAAAATTACCTGGATATTTTATACCGTTTTTTTCAATTATATTATTTCTTAAATTTTTGTCAGGTATCCAGGAAAGTAAAAATCTACCATTTTTTGTTGGTGTCCATATTACTTCAGTATCTTTTATACCCTTACTCCAAGAAAAACTACCTTGAACAACATACCCTTTAGAAGTCATTTCTTCATTAAAATCAATTTGCTCGTATATTTTTGTAAGATTAAATAATGAATTTAATGTTTCATCTCTAAAAGCGTGTTTTTCTGAACGAGGAAATTGTCTATAATATTCATTTAAACTATCAGGATCGTTTTTTAACCCATCAACCTCATTCTCCCAGTGTTCGATAACTCCTGTATGTATCTTTTCGCCATCAATTCCTTCAACCGGTTCTGATGGTGTATTGAAGACAGGATACCCATACTTATCGATAAATCCTTCGTAACCCCATTCCATAGGTAGGAACAAAGCATATAGTCCGCTTGAAGTCTGGCCATTCTTATTTCGTTTTGTAACGTCTGAGTCATAATATAATTTTTTAAAATTATCTCCGCCCTTATCAAGTGAATTAGATGTTGAGCCCATCATACATTTACCAACTATCTTCGACCCGAGACGTAAACACGTTTTTGTGACCCTCCAGTTATTGAGGATGTTGTCCGGCCTTTCCCATTTACCCGATTCATCATGTACGAGGAGTTGTAGTTTCT